GATAACTGAAAGGATATTGAGTACTGAATTCTATATCCTGTGTATCCCTAACTTGGACTTTCGTCACAGACGTTAGTCAATTGGAGCCACAGGCTACTCAATATAATAATATTATACACCATTCTATTAAAAGTGTACAATTAAGATTTTTTATACGTCTTATAAATTTCTTTTATATGATTTTATATTTCATCGCTCTGGGTTATATAAAGATTCTCAGTTAATTATTCAAAACTTAACCGCGCAGCGGGCTTGCCCCGCCCTTAAATGAGTATTAAACTTAAACCGCTCCTAAACCAAAAGAAAGAGAATGCACTTAATTAGTTAAAAATGTACGGGACCGACAAAGTAGGGAGAGACTTTATCGGACATCTTAACAGAAACGATGCAGTGGCTATGGTCCGCAACACGTTTTCTTCATCAAGTGCATTCCCTGTTTACCTTTGCTTTACTTTACTTTACTTACTTCAACACTCCTGACTCAGTACTTTTCTGGGCTGCACGGATAGCACGATAGGACTTCATATCTCCAGATTTAGCAGCTGCGGCAAGTTTCACATCAGCTTCTGTAAGATCTACCTGACCAATGGAGCCAGACATACCTCCAGTAGTTGAATGCGGCCAGAAGTGCTTGGCGGACTTCTTAAGATCCTTAATGAATGTATCCGGAGTCAACTGCTGATTATCTTCAGTAATGCGAAGATTGCCCTCCGAATTACGAGCTACAACAGACTGATCTACGTCTATAGAGAATACGCCTTTAGATCGAGCAATAATGTCATCAATTGCCTCGGGAAGTGCTCCTGCCGTTGAAGCTGCTTGACGTATAGCTAATTCAATGCGATAATCGTTATAATCTGACTGAAGCTTATTATTCTTTTCGACCGCTTGATCAAGATCATCTGAAAGTTTCATAGTTTTCTGTTCTTCAGCGAGTCGAACTCTCTGCATGCGGTTTTCTATCACTTGGTCAATTTTGCCATCAGAAATGAGTCTGGCTTCTTCAGAAGACTCAATCGCCTTCTGAAGTTTCATAATCTCCTCAGGATCAATATTTCCATACTTCTCTTGAAGTTTCTTTTTCTCATCCATAAGAGCATTACGGGAGGATAAGAGTGCTTCCTTTTCTTGGGTAAGTTTTGCAGTCTTTTGCTCAACTTGGTTTAGAATGAGTTTCTCAAGTTGCTCTTGAGACAGGGCTACCGCTCCAGAGGCTATATCTATTGCAGCTCCAGCTCCAGCTCCAGCTCCAGCTCCAGTTCCATTACCGGTAGTAGAGATTTTAGCCGCAGCAGTTTTAGCGGCCTCTGCTGCGGCTGCATCAGAAGCGGCGCCAGCAGGCGGAGTGTTCGATTGTATTGTAACTTCAGGCATGGCTGTGATCTCCTATGTTCCACGTTTAATAGTATCTGGTTGATCATTTTCGCTCTGACTAACTCCTAAAGTTTTAGTCTCGGCTGTTGTAGTTCCAAGTTTACCTCTTCCTTGAGCAGCAAAAGCTTCATACCTAGCTGCTTTTGGAGTACCAGGTATGATAGGCTCGTTCTTTATGTTTTCTAGTTCATCTTCAGGCAATGTATTTTCATCAAGAATTGAAGCTTTGTGGAAATTTCGGAGAAGAGTTTTATGGGATATTGCTCCATTAATCCAAGATTGAACTAATTCTCTAATTTCTGCTGCTGTCGTTGCAGGAGCTATAAACTTCGTATCCGGAGTAAAAGGTACTTCAGATATTTCCTTAGACAGAATCTCAGTCATAGATTTTATTGTGCTATTAATTCCCATAGCGATCGAACGCACCATTGAAACCAAAGTGGAAGCAGATGCTGCTTGTTTCAATCGCACTGTTTCAGGAGTTTCCGCGGGCCGATGAGCAGTATCTAAGAGCTGTGTACCAAGAGAAAGAGCATGATTCGACAGATCATCTATTTGATTCTTCATATGCGATAGTGCCGATGTATCTGTTTTTGTATAGTAGGCTTTTGCATCCGGGTTAGAAAGAATCAATGCGACAGATGATCCAATGGCTGAAGGTGCTGTATCAGCGTCCATTCCTGATATAACTAACATCGGCGAACACGACATGAACTCAGATTGTGCAAGATCCGCTGATTTTCTGTATATTGAAAGGGCTGTTGAGGCAATCGGAAAAAGAGGAGACGGATCTACATCAGGCGTATTATTGAGCGATCCTATAAACACAGTAGGAATATAGTCAAGCGTTTTTCCCATAAACGAAGTTACGTTTGTTAATATCGCCTCGTCTTGCCCTTCTGGATTTTTAATCACTCTTGTTGAATACTTATTATCTTGATCAATAAATTGTTCAATTATCGTTTTATCAGTGTTACCAAAAGAAAAAGCAGGTTGCTCTACCATTCCAAATGATTCATTCTCAACAAAACGAGTACCTGAGAGCTTTCCGTATTTATCTTGTGCCCAATTTAATGATGTTTCAGCAGTATAAGTGATGAAATGGAACCGATCAGTTGCTTCATCATAGTCAAAAGTTAAAGGAATTCTTCCTGTTGTTATAACTTCTCTGAGCAGATAGATATAAAATTCTACCATAGACAGACCAGAAAGAGTTGCATTTTCCTCAAGATATTCTAATTCTTTTGGAAGTTTTACTTCAGGAAGGGAGGTTAAGGCTAATCCGATTAGGCCTCGCAGTACATAAGCAGGTATTTCAGGAAATTGGGCTCGAGTAAGATAAGCTCTGTAGGCTTCGTTTGGGTGATAATTAGGATTATACTGTGATTGTAGTGTTTTTAGAAGATCTGAAGCATATAATTGTGAATAATACGCATTAGACTGTGCTGTAGCTGAAGGTCCTGGTATATCCCTCATTGCTGAAGGTATCGGAAGATAAAGCTCATTTTTGAATTTTATTTGAGCCTCTCCTTCTATAGCATCTCTGGACGAAAGCCAACGAAAGATATTCGAAGAATACTTTGTATGTGTTGGGTAATTCTGTGAATATAAAATACTCAATTCAGATAAATTCGCATTATTTGCCACTATCTTATCCTATCCCTTGCGTGTTTGCGTGTTTATGTATCTATTTATATCGAGATTCTCGATATAACACACTCACGTCCTCCTTTCCTATTTAAAGAACTACGTGAGTGTGTTCCTATGTACGTGTTCCTATTATGCTCGCTCTAGTTTATATTAATATTTATAGAATCCTACCGGCGCACCGTTTTTCGCCCTAACCAAAGGAAGAAAATAAATTTTTTCGTTGATTAATATACCCTTACTGTAGAAGTCGTAAACTTCGGTCGGTCAATATGGAACATATTGTGTATAAAATATCCCGCAGAATCATTAAGATCGTCTATGTTGTCAGCTTTATTTTTTTCAGGCAACCCATTCGAATCATAGACCTGTTTCTCAAGAGCGAACGTATACTGAGGACATGTATTAGTGTTAACAAGGTAACGTCGATTACCGTGTCGATCTTTGAACATGACGTTCATTGTAATCACTCGATCTTTAATTCGAGGGTTAGAATGTGGTAGTTTGAGAGAATAACCCGCCGCTCTTAGCATCTGAATGTCCGATTTTGATGCATCTGTAGATTTTGAGGACTTCCCTGAAGCGTCCGGATACAGTGTTACTTTGTAATCGCTATACTTTTCGTTTAGCGTAGTAATCATATGCGCCGTATCTTCAAGACCTGTGATCTCTTCAACTGCTCGGGGAATTTTCTTTCCTTCCTCATCCAAATCGAGTACATGAACAATTCCATTCATATTGTGAACGTTGAAATCCAAACCAATGTGAAGATGATCTTCTTCTTCAATTTTGCGGTCTGTATGATTATCTGATCGATTAAATGCTTTATACACATTATGTGACTCTAAATTGACAAATTCTCCATTTAGGTACGCTTCGATTAGATTTTCAGGATAGGTCTCATAAAGGGACTCTATATAATCTTCCGGAAGGTACGGATTTGTTCTTGTGGGCGCTTTTATGATTACATATTTCGGCCCACCTTTTTGTACCCATCTATTGTGGCAAAAAGCAAAGCCCTCAGGAGTGGTTGCGACTGATACTTGATTAAGCGCAGGGATCAGAGAAGGCTCCCGCCCACCAATGAGATGAGCTTTTTGTCTAGTACGAGCTATTATTTTGTTCCATGCTTCATCAGCATTTTTAAAACTCATTGTATCGAGTTCTTCAACGTATGATGACTTCACTTCGAAACCAACAATGCGGGATGGGTCATCCATAGATCGCATTAAGAGCATCGATTTATATACTTTTCCAGCTGCTTTTATAGCGAACGTGATTGTGCTATCCGTTTTGTTCAATCGAAAATTAATTCTGGTATTATCTAACAGTTCTGTAAGGCGTGGTATTGTTATATCTCGAATTAAGCCATACGAAGGTGCAAATAAAGCCAAGTCGTTTCTAGGATAAGCTTTTTTCTCTGCAATCATTTTCGTATATAAGGCGTGACTTTTTCCTGATCCGAACCCCCCTAAAAATAAAGGAAATTTTTCCTGACATCGTATAAATTCACCTTGCGGTGGGGTTAGAATGACTCTCATAAGGCTAATTATAATATATCTTTATAAAGAAGTAAACCTTTTCTATTAAATTAAATTAATCGATAATACGCCGTAGTCACGCAGTATTTAATTAAACTAAAAGACTACGTGACTACGGCGGTATTTAATTTCGCCCCCAAAATTCTCAGGGAATGCTTTAACCGAGAATCTTTTATATGGCATAGTAATGTAGTCTTTTAGTTTAATTAAACTAAAAGACTACATTACTATGCCATATAAAAGATTCTCGGTTAACTAAAAGAAGATCTCGTATTACTGAAAGGGTCTGACATTATAGGTGGTGTTGTTTTAGCCTTTAGGAGTTGTCTTTTTAATTCTAGATGCTTTCTAGCCAAAGGGTTGACTTCTGGCAGTATTTCAGTAAAAATATGTCCGTAACCAAAGGAAAAGAACCTTTGCTTAGCATCTGGTTTGACGATTTCACGCAAAAAGTAACAAACTCTTTCTCCTTGTAACATTGCTGATTCATACTTTTGTGAGTCAAGAGGGCATATTGGGGCCATACAGCGAGAAAATTTTGGGCATTCTTCGCATAACATAAAACATTCTCCTTTTAGTTAATTTAAAAGTAATATACGCTTTTAGTTTTAAATTAACTAAAAGCATATATTAGTTTTATATTAACTTATGGAGAATGTTTACTGTTGTTCTCCCTTAACCAAAGAAAAAAAGAAACGGTGCGATTTTTAATCTTTATCTTTATCTTTATCTTTATCTTTATCTTTATCTTTATCTTTATCTTTATCTTTATCTTTATCTTTATCTTTATCTTTATCTTTATCTTTATCTTTATCTTTATCTTTATCTTTATC